ATTAATAGCATCTGCACTAGCAAGACCTGAAGTAAGTGTAATTCCACCAACATCAGATTCTAATCCGATAGAAGCTGCTCCTGTTCCTTGATCTGAATGCAATCTAATAGTTTCTGATACACCAGCATTAGCGTGAAGATAAATAGCATCGGCTGCATCTTCTCCAGCATTAACTATTACTGTTCCTAGTGTTGATTCTAAAGTAAGATCTTCTGTTGCTCCACTTACTGTTAGATTGCTTGCTGTTGCTCCATCAAGACTAATTCCTGCTGCTGTATCAATTGAAATCGCCCCAGCACTTGCCGAACCAATAACTACAACATGAGATGCTGCTCCAGAAGCTAAATTTAATGCACCTACTCTTGTTCCTGTAAGTATATTAGCTGTTTGTGTTCCAGCTGTACCATTACCAGAAAGAATATTTACTGTTGAGTTAGCGCCAGAAGCTCCGCCTGCAAGAGAAATTGTTTGTGCTACTGTGTTAGCTCCATTTCCTAAAGATATAGCGTTTCCAGAAATTCCATTACCGATAGATATTGTTTTTGCTCCGTTAGAATTAGCGACTGTAAGAGCCATTATTCCATCAGAAGGAGAAATTACAAAGTTACCAGTCTGTGCTGTTCCACCTATTGTAACTGTGCCTGTTGTGGTAGCTGAACCAATAGTATAAGTTGATTCTGCAACACCATCTAAAGCAAAATTACCTGTGCCGACTTCCATTATGATAGCTGTAGCACCTGTGTTATTTCCTAAAGTTAGTGAATGAGCAATTGCGTTTGTACCGATGTCTAATGCACCTGTACCGCAATCTATAGTTATTGAAGCTGCTCCATTACTAGAACCAAGAGTTAAATCTCTTTCTCCGTCTGTTGCAATATTAATTGCTTGGTCAACATCATCGTTACCAATATTAATTGCTGCTGCACTTGAGTTAAGATCGATTGTTCCTGCTGCATCTACTACAAACTTATCACCAGCATTGCAAGTTATATCTCCTGCTGCTGTTGAAGTTAAAGTTATGCCTGCTGTTCCTGAATTTACTGTAACTCCAGTAGTAGTTGTAATATTCCCAAATGTTAAAACTCTCGCTCCTGCCCCAGTACCACAATTAATAGCACCTGTAGAAGCGTCTGCTCCTAAAGAAAGAGCTACTGCACCTGTTACTATTGTTGCACTTGCTCCAAGAGTTGCTAGTCCTGTAGCTGATAGAGTTGTTGCTGCTACTGCTGCTGGTGTTCCTGAGCCTAAAGCTGCTGGTGCTGCGAATGCATCGCCAAGTTTAGAAGGTGTAATCGCTACAGTATCAAGGGCATATGCTACTGTTTCAGCAGTTGTACTGATCTGACCTATGCCAGAAACGGTTTCTGACCAATTTGGTGCTCCTGCAATCGCAACCGCAGCCAGTCCAGCGGGCGTATTTGCTATGGTTTCTGAAATTCCGGCAGAAGTTTCTGCTATTGTTGCCAGTCTAACAATACCTGCTACAGTTGTACTTCCTGAGGGTGCTGCTGCATCTACCCAGATCGCGTCGCCTGATGAATCTAATCCACCAAAAACATAATAATCTGCTGTATCTACTGTTGGTTTATACATCCGAGGAAAACCAATTGAAAAGTTTTTATCGTTAACTGTTGGCGCTCTTGGATATTCTTTTACTATAGGTGGAACATCAATGAATGGTAGCTCCGCACAATAGGCTTTATATATTTTTTTTGTCATGTATTCCTCGCGTGTTTGATGCCCTTGTATGGTTGGGGCTGATAACGGTATAATAGCATTTTTTTAGTTATTTTTCAGTAAGTGCTTTTTGTTTAATTTGATATATGGTACAATGTACCCATGATTAGAAAAGAATTAAAAATAAGAGTACATCAAAGTGTTCATAAGAGAATTAAGATACTTGCTGCAAGGCAATGCAAGTCTGTTAATTTTATTATGGTTGTTGCTATTGCTGAGTTTTTAGCAAAATACGAAAATTTGAATTACAACAATATTTTTGACAAGGAAAAATAATTGTATGTGTGCTATGGGGGACAGTTTATGAATAAGCAAAAAATCGGAAATAGAATTTTAATTGCACGAACTGCAAAAAAGCTTACTCAAAAACAATTATCACAAAAAACAAAAATTATGCAGAAATCTATTTCAAATTATGAAAGAGGCGTGAATTTACCATTATTAGAATCTCTTGAAAAGATAGCTAAAGTTTTAGACCAACCATTTGGCTTCTTTTTAGACGGTGATAAAGTAACTTTGGAAATATAAAACATGTATGTATAGACTTAATATAAAACCGATTTGTATTTTTTTTAGAATTTTTATTATGCTAGCATCTATCGCAATGACAATTTCTTATTTTACTAAACCAGACGTTTCATTTTTATCATTGATAAAATGCTTGTCAATTTTTGCTATTATGTATTTTGCTTGTAGTTACGATTAGACCTAAGCCAGCTTTGATTTTAAACGGCCATAGAATGTGGAAATATAAAATTAATTTTAATTTATTTCTTACCCATTAAGGTTGATTTTAAACCGTTTTTTTTGTTATTCTTAATTCTAATTTTATTTGAGGATTAAAATATATGAAGATTGGATACGCAAGAATATCAACAGATACACAAGTTTTGGATCAGCAAATTGATGCTTTGCTTAAATATGGTATTGATGATCGCAATATATATAGAGAACAAATTACTACTAGAGCAAAAACAAGACCTGAACTAGAAAGAGTATTGGATTTTTTAAAAGAGGGTGATACATTAGTTGTCTGTAAATTAGATAGACTTGGTAGATCACTTGCTCATTTGTTATCTTTAATGGAATTTTTTTTAAAAAATAAGATTAACTTTATTTCGTTAACTGAAGCAATAGATACCACAACTGCAAACGGGATATTGCAATTTCAAATAATTGCATCGTTTGCTGAATTTGAACGTAACGTTATATCAGACAGAACTAGAGAAGCATTGGCAGCTATTAAAAAACGTGGAGGAAAGTTAGGGAGACCTTTTATTCTTACTTTGGAACAAAAAGAAGCTATTAATAAATTATTTGAAGAAGGTATGTCAATTATGAAAATATCTAAAACAATAAACATTAAATCTACAACGCCTATATATAATTATTTAAAAGAATTAAATGTTTCTACTTTTAAAAGAGAAAAAAAACGAATTTATCACAATGAATATACCAGACCAAAAATAGAAACATTTAAAGAGAACTATAACGCATGATTATTGTCAAATCGCTAGGAAGACCGTTTATCTTGTGTTCTGAGCAAAAGAAGGCTATAGATAGGTATTTGGTGGATGGCATGCCGAAACTGGCTATATCACGCCTTATAAACGTTAAATCGACAACTCCTATATATAATTACTTAAAAGGAAAGAAAAATGGTAATTGAATCAGATTCATACATGAAATTACAGATTCATTCAGACGGAAATGATTCTATAGTATTAAAAGTACCAACATTTTGGGATGCAAGAAAAAATAAATGGATAGGTGCTATACAAATGCCTAAAACAAAAATTATTATGAAGGCAACTGGCAAAGACGATTTTGAATTACAAAATAATTTCAATGCGGAGATAAGTAGGTATTTAGAAAACCCAGAATATTCGGATGAAGTCCTTGCAATGTTTAAACCTGAATGTAAAAATGTGTAAAAACCAAAAAACTTATAGATTGTGCCATCATAAATGTGAAAGTTGTGGCCAGACTCACGATTTGCTAGTACATCATATAGATCACGATAGAACTAATAATGAGTTTGAAAACTTTATGGTATTATGTACGTCTTGCCACGCCATTACACACAAGAGGATAACTAACATATCAAAAATGAAATATCTTTATACTACAAGTCCACAACAGTTAACTTTTAATTTTAATTTTAAATAGGAAAACCATGAAAGATAAATTTGCAGAATATTATTCAACAGAAGAAAGAGTGAAAGAGCTATCTCAATATGTGCATGAGAATTTTAAAATAATACAAACTAAAATGATCTCTGAAATGAGAAGGAAGCTTGATATAGCTCCAGATTATCAAAATAGAGATGGGTATGTATCATTAATGGTTTCTTTATACGGGAGGATGTTTAATGAAATGGTTTATGGATTAGCTGGATTTTGTAATAACCCTGGGATAGACGGAACGCAGATTATATCAATTCATACAATAGATATATTAATTACACTTTTAAAAGGGGAAAGTCCATTAAACGGTAAGATAAGAACAGATGTAAAAAATAATCCAGAAGCTTTTAAAAAAATGTATCTTGATTGTATTGAAGAATTAAGAGAAGTTAAAGAAGGACTTCCAAAATAATTAGGGGAAATATGAAAAGATTAAACAGAGTAAAAGTATTAAAAAAACTAGAATCATTGCCAATAGAGATGTTGTCAGAAACACAGCGTATGGAAATGGCACAATTGCAGAATGAACGAAAATTGATGAATTTCAAGCCTTATGAATACAAAGGAATGCCTAAATATTACGATAGACAAGGTAATGAAATGTCTATGTGGGAATGGACTTATTATTTTAATGATTTCGAATATAAAAAAATAGCTGTAGACGATATTGGTAAATATAGCGTATCTACTGTTTGGCTAGGAATGGATCATAGCTGGTGTTTTGATGTTGAAAAACCACATCATATACTTATTTTTGAGACAATGATATTTCCTAGTTCTGCTTTGGAAGACAACGATCTGAATGATTATCAAGAAAGATATTCAACTGAAGCACAAGCACTTGAAGGACATATGGAAGCATGTGAATTTGTCAGAAACAAATTAAAAGAAGGGAAATAAAGGAGGATGAGATGTTAGTTATGTTTTGGGCAGTATTTGGCTATTTTTTAGATAAAATATTTCCTACACTTTGGGATTAGATTTTTTTGCTGTTGTATTTAATGCTTTTTTCATAGCATCCAGTTTTGTAAATCCTTCTTCTGCTTTAACTAATCTTCCACCCTTAAAGTCGTCTAATGCACTCTTCCATGTTATTCTAAATTTTGGCTTAGAAAGTAATTCATTTCTAGCACTAATTGCTAAATCTTTAAGAGCCATCCCTTTTGCAAGGCTAGGACTTAAGATCCATCTAGTAGCATGTCTTCCAAAATCTTTTATACCTAATGCTTCACCTTTTTTAATTAAACTCATAGCTTTTTTAGTATCAACAAAATCACCCATAATGCCTTTCATTTGCTTGTAGCCGTCTTCACCTAACGTTCTTTTGAATGAATTTTGAACTCTTTGATTGTCATAGAATTTGCTAGCTTTATTATAATTAATTTTATCTGAGAATACCTCATCCATGAATGAATTTATATTTTCTAAATCAACTCGTTCCATATGTGTTTTATTTGTAAATTTAAACAACTCATTAAACTCAGACTTAGGATAATTTTTCTCAAAAACATCGGAAATTGCTCTGTTATAATCTAAAATAGCATCACGTTTGCCCAGGTTAGCACCCTTAGATTTTCCAGGCTCATAATATTTATTTAAATCTTTATTGTTTTTTCTATATTGTTCTAATAAACTTTTCTGTGTAAAAACTTCTTCTTTTGTTGTTAGTTTTTTTGTATAAGGTTTTCCAGATTTATCTAATAATTTAGTGTCAATAATTTTCGTTTTAGACGGCTTCATTGACTTTTCGCTCATTAATCTTTTCATTTCTTTTAAATATGCTCTTTCAGACTCATTAGATGTAATTCCATATTTCGGGCGATCATTAATTTTTTTAACAACTGATTTCTTCATGGTTGTAGCATTTAGTTTTTTATCAGGAATTACATCTGCCAATTCACTTACTCTATCAAAAGCAGCATTTATCTTTTCATTGAAATCTGGAAATTCTTCCATAGCTCTAGCGGTCTTGCTTTTAGACTTTATCAAATTGTTGGTAACGGTTTTAACATCACCTTTAACAGCTTCTTGAATAGCTTTATGTTGAGCTGGACTTACTTTTCTTTCTTTTTTTAAATTCTCATACCATCTCACGGGAAGTCCAGATGATTTAACAACCTTATTAGCTTTTGGTAACGGAACACCAGTTGACAAGCCAAGCGAAATTGGATCGGCTATTCCTTCTGGAACTCCTGCTTGCTGTAATCCTTCCGTAACAAGTGGGGCAATTACTCCTGCTGTTGCTTTTTTTGCTACTCCTCCTGGTCTAAGCTTTCCAGCACTCCCAGCTAACTTCAGCCTTTTCTGTAGTTTAGTTCTTGCTTCTAAAGGCAATCCAGTATTTTTTTCTAAAAATGAAGCAATGTTTTCAACGGTTGGTACTGTGCTGCTTGCTGCTTGCAAGGCTTCCATATATTTTTCTTTATCAAAAACAGGCGTATCTTTCCATGGAGCTTGAGGGAATTTCTTTCTTAAATCAGCTTCTTTATTGCCATATTCCCATTCAAACATTTCTGCTAATCCTTCACCGCTTCCAAGAGCTTGCCATGCTCCAGCTACTATTCCTGGAGTCGTTACTGATAAAGCTCCAATGCCTGGCTGTACAACAGTTCTAGCTGAAGCTTTAAGAAAACTATCTGGCTTCTGTTCTTCTACTGAAGGAGTCTCTTCATAATTATCCCAATTGAAAGATTCTGCTTTTTTAGAAGGAGTTTGTATTTCTTTTGCACCCTGTTCTTGTTTTACTGGCTCATATGCTTCCCAATTAAATTTTGCTGTCATTTTACTAATACTCCTCCAGAATTTAAAGCACTTTGTACTTCGTTATTTGGTATTTGTATTGGTTTTCCTTTTGGAGACATGACATAAGTAAACCCTGACTTAGCCGGATTTTCTTTAACTTCTTGTCTTGCATAAGGCATGTCTAACACTTGGGCTGATTTGAATTTTCCCTTTTTTATATCTTGAAATGTCTGCACTAATTCTTTTTGTTTTTCCATAACATATGGCTTTAATTGTTCATGGACTTTTTGCTGCATCCCTCTTGGTGGTTCTCTTCCTGCTTTTAGATATTGTTCTCTTATTCTGTCATGTATTTCTAGCTCTTTCTCAACTATATCTTGTTTGTATTGTTGAAATTCTGTAATTTTTTGGTTTGATTCTTCTGTTTTACCAGGAGATTGGAGCGCTGCTAATAAGTTACGTTCAATAACCATATTCAATTTAGCTCCGCCTGGCATACCTTTTAGATCAGCAACAAAAAAATCTTTTACAAAACTAGATAATTGTTGAGAGTTTGCATCTTTTAAATAATCTTGAGCTTCAAATGGCGCAAAAGTAGAAATTAAATTACGCAATTTTGAAATTTTCCCACCACTGTCTTTTAAAGTATCTCTAATACTTAACAAAGTAGCTTGGCTAGTTCCTAGCTCCTGTCGCTTCTTACTCATATATTCATAATATGGTTTATTCTCATCAAATGCTCGCTTATCTGCTTCTGACGATACTTTTTCTGATAATTTCTTATCTTGCAAACGTTCTTGTTGTAAAAATGTTTCTTGATGTTGAGCTTCTTGCATCATCATTTGAGCTTGTGGGTGATATCCTTCTGCTTCTAATTTAGATGCTTGACTTTTCTTATGTTGGATTTCTGCATTTTTTTGATTAAAAATTTGATCTGCTACTGGTGTTAAGTCTTTTTGCACATTGTCAAGAACGCCTCCCAACATTGTATCTGGTTTAGCTTCAGTTCCATCTTGAGTTGGCTTATCAGTTGCTCCACTAGGGGCTGCTTGATAAGGTTTCATTATTTCTTCAAGTCTTTGCTTTTTAGATCTAGCTTGTAAAGCCTGTCCAAGAGAAGAACCAAGACTGCTTATTCCTTCGCCTAATCCTGAACCATAAGTTAATTTAGTAACCATTTTATTTACCTCCAAACTTTGACATTATGCCAGCCCCACCAAGACTTCCAAGTGCCTTTATTATATCACCTAAAATACCTTGTTGCTCATGTATCATTGGTGAGAATTGTTGTTGACCTGCTGCTGCCATGCCTCTGTTTTGACCTAGATTGTATTGGTTCATCATCTGTCCGCCTAGCATTCCACTTAGATCAGTAGCGCTTTGTCCTAACGCTTGATTTAATGCACTCGATCCCGTCTCATCCATACCCATAAATTGCTCTTTTATTCCTGGGATTGTTTGTCTTTGCATTACTTGTTGTGCTGGATCTACAAATGATTTTTGAAACATATCTTGAAATTGCTGGGGGTCTTGTCCCTGCATTGTATTGCTTAGAAATCCTTGCTGCTGATCGGTTAATAAATCAACATTACCCTTGTTTTCCATGCCACCCATCATGGTCTGACCCATAATTACCTCCTTATCAGCTTGCTATAGCTTCTGTATTTTCTTTAATATTTTCTTTAACTTTTTCTTCATTAGGATCATATTCCATAAGAACTTGTTTCGATGCCTTGAAGCCATATCTCATTGAATGTTTCGGATAAGGAGTCAGCCAAAATATCTTGTTCAGTTTTGCCTTATTTCTAATTTCTTTAACATGATCTGCTAACTTTTTAACTGCCTGTCCTCTTCCCCAATATTCTTTATCAACTGAATATGTCTGTATGAATATGTCTTTTGATAGCGGATCTATAGTTAACCACACAAACCCTCTGACAAGGTTCTCTTTATCTGCCAACACATAAATATGATTAAACGGATTTAAAACAATTCCCTCTTTTCCTTGCATTAATAAATTTAACTGTTGAAATTTGTAAAATTCTTCCACAGAATATGTTCTATGTCTAACCTGCTCGACCAAATAATTTGGCAAATGCTCGATGGTGAATATTCTTACCCAACGTAGTTCATCTATTTTTTTCATTTTATTCTTCGTCCGTCCCAATAAATTTGAGAGAAATTATTAAGCGACCAGATGCGGGGACTGCTAAATTTGCTGTAGCTACCCCAGATCCTATTGACCAAATTTCACCTCTATATGTATTAGGTATTGCGTTAATAACTAAATTTGTATTTCCTGCTCCAAATGCTATGCTTGACGGTTGGGTTGTTCCAACAAATGGCATGCCGTTAGATACTGTTACTTTATATGGAAGTTCTAAGTATAAATTCCCAGCCGCAGTAGTTCCGCTCCATGAAACGTCGGCAAATATCTCTGTGTATATTCCTTGTCTTATTGACCATCCAACTTGCTGGGTATAAGTGAATGTTCCTGCTACTGTACCGCTTAATGTCGGCAACCATTGTGATTGATCTATATCGGCACTATTTCTAATAAATCCATTAATATTATCTGTAAGGTTCTCATACATGCCTTGTAATTCATAAACTAGATCACGAAGGTATCTATCCATGTCTTCTTCATTTTGGGAGTCTACGCGTAAAGGTAATATTATATTTGAAGGTAAGCTCATTAGTTAGTCATCCTTTTGCCCAATGGTTTGAACGATGGTGCGAATCCATGTATTCTAAATGGACTATTGACTCCTTCAGATGTAAATTTCATTATATGCTGAAAACCTACTCCGCCAACAAATACACGTTTCCATGTTTTTGTCTTATAAAATAGTTTTCTGTAAACTCCACCACCATTTGAAAATGCATCAAATCCCGTTCCGTCTATTCCATCTAAAGTAAAATTATTAGCATCTGTAGCTGTGATAATATAAGATGTAGAACTGTATCCGCTGTTTATGTCTTCCATGCCATCAACCCCATAAATATAGATCTCAGCACCTGTAGCTAGTCCGTGGTCTGGGGCTTCAACGCTTACTGGGTTTGTGTTAGTAGCACCAATTATTTGTGTGATAAACTGTAAGTTTGGTAAAAAATCCAACTGTCTAGTTAAGTAAGGTGATTGCTCAGTATCTTTATAAAAACTAACTGTTCCTTTTGTTTTAACATCTGTATCGAAATATATGTCAATATATTGGAATCTCGCTTCTTTATTTTGATCTTTAAATGGATTCCAGCCTGCTGTTACGAATTCTGAATCTATAGATAGTCCATTATCTGAAGTGCCATTTTCAAGAATAAATACTGATCCAGATATGTCTCCTCCCAAGAAAATCTCTTGATTGTCCAAGAAAAAATACGAAGTTAATGTTTCATCTCCAAAATCTTCTAATGCATAATCTAAATTATTTTCAATAGTGAAATCGTCTAATGTATGATCTATAGATACATTGCCATATCCAAGACAGTTCATATCTATTTTATATGTTGAAAATGCTCCTGAATCGTCATCATAAATTAGCGCTGCTTCGTTCTCAGTGCCAGATGTGTCTTTTCTGTTAAATAGAGTCCACCATCTTTTTTCGTTATAACTTCGTTCGCAAAATACTTTTTTAAATTCATCTGTGTTGATTTGTTCGGTGCAAAAATCGCTTATTCGATCATCTATTCTTCGGGTTTCTCCACCATCAGTTGAGGTAATGCCCCTTATTCCAAGAGCTGTGATATATCTATCATAACCTATAGAAGCCATTCTACCTTCACATGCTCTAAAGTTATTGATTCTTCTCCATTTAAATGCTCTGTTAGGGTCTGACGTTGCATCTAATGACCAAACAGAATTAGTAAAAAATACTATTATTTGGTTTTGAAGTTGTCTTGCTGATATAATCTGATCGCCTGTCGCTGCATCTGTATATCCGCCACCGCCTGCTACCACATCATCCCAGTTGCTAGGGTTTTGTTTAGCACACCATCTAGCACGTTGAGGGTTATATGTGGTTACCCCTGTCCCTGCGTTATATTCATATGTGCCAAGAGTAAGCAATCTTTGGCCTATTGAAAAAACTATTTTTGCTCCGTCTAAAATACGTTGTACTACTGGGGCAGCTGGGCTTAATACTGGGTTAAATATAGTTGTATTCGCTGTACTTACTGATGAATCATAATACCTAATACCGTTAACTGTAGCAGCACCCGCAGGAGTTCCTGTTTTTCCATTTGTAAAATATAATCTATTAGTACCGCCTCCACTCTGCCAATTAGCCGACCAAAAGTAATCATATTCTCCTCCACTAGCTATGTTTGCAATATCAAGTCTAACAAAAACTGCTGGTATAGCAGCGGTATTATATCTGTATGCTCTGTTTGTGTTAAATGCTATTGTAGTTTTTCCACCAGATGGTTCTATGTATCTAGTAATTCCCATGACTCTATCTGTAGCATCATCTACTAAAGCAGAGGTCCCACCAGCGGCATACGCTGTTAGATCTGAAGTATCTATCCCGATTGAATAAGTAGTTGGAGAAATTACTGTTACTGTGAATATTTTATTATTTATTTCAGTCATTCCTGTGATAGAGACAAGATATACTTTATCTCCATCAACGTAACTATGAACTGGTGTTGTTATAACTCCAGGATTAGCACTTGTCACATTAGATATAACTATACCAGCAGCCATCGGTATTAAATCGCCAAATTTTGAAAAGCCTTCTCTTTTTTGTAAAAAACCATGTTTAATATGAATATTATCTAGAGTGCTAAACGAATCTTCTGGAGCTAAAAAAGCTGCCACGTCGGTATCTAATCCAGTTTTAAATGGCGATATACTCATATTATCCTCTTATTTACCCATTGCTATATAATAAACATTCATCCCAGCATTTGATGATTTTATTGAAAATTTATTAACTAAAATTGTTCCGCTTACAACCGTTGCTGTTCTAGTTCCATTGTCTGTAATAGGCGTTAATGTAATTGAATAAACACCAGTTGTGAAGGCAGATTCAAAAGTTTTAGATACAGCAGTACTTCCATTAGAGGCTATTGTTCCCCAGTTTATTTTAAATCCATTAGGAAGCAATACATGGCC